CACCGGCGGCTCCTACGCGCGGCAGAACCTGTCCGTCGCCGCGGCCGTCGGAGGCGCCACCAGCAACAGCGCCGACCTCGTGTGGACGGGCATGCCGGCCGCCACCGTCGTCGGCGTCGAGATCTGGGACAACGCCGGCACGCCCGTGCGGCTCTGGTACGGGCCGCTGTCCGCCTCCCGCACCGTCGCCGCCGGCGACGAACTGAGGCTCACCGCCGGGTCCCTGACGTTGTCTCTGCAGTAGGGAGGCGCCGGTGCCGTCCCTGTCCACCCTCATCGACAACTTCAACGCCGCCGCGCTCGGCCCCGAATGGGGCAACAGCTACGGCGGCACGGCGGTCGTCGGCGGCCGCGCCCGGGTGCCCTGCACCACCGGATACGCCGGCTGCCAGACCGCCTACGCCTGGACCCTCGCCGGGGCCACCCTGTTCGTGCAGGTGCCCACCGTCCCCGCGGCGACCGGGGCCACCGTCGAGGCGTACTTCGCGGTCACCGTCCAAGGGGCCACCGAAGGAACCCGGGTCGGCTTCTCGATGAACGCGGTCACCGGCCTCCTGCGCTGCGTGTCGGAGACGGACTACTGGGACGACAACGCCGTCGAGCTCACCTACGACCCTGTCGCCCACCTGTTCCTGCGGATCCGCGAGGACGGCACCAACCTCTACTGGGACACCAGCCCGGACGGGTCGACGTGGACGAACCGCCGCACCCTCGCCACCCCCGCCTGGATCGTGACCGACGCCGAAGCGTGCGCGCTCGACATGTCCGCCCACCGCGACGCCGGTACGGCCGACTACGCCGAGTTCGACCTGGTCAACACCCTCTCGAACGGGGCCGTGTGGACCGCGTCCGCAGCCCTGTCCGGGCACACCGCGCTCGCGGGCACGGCGACTCTGGCGGCTCACGGTTCGGCCACCCTGGGCTCCGACAGCAGTCTCACCGGCGCGCTGGCCCTGTCTGCGCACGCCACCGCCGCCCTGTCCGCGCAGGCGACCCTGACCGCCGACGCGGCATCCAGCGAGATACCGGAGGTGGCTGGCTTGGCCGCAGGCATCTTCGATCTCCACATCGAGCAGGGCGCCACCTACGTCCAGAACTTCCGCGTGATCGGCGAGCCCGGCTTCACGTGGGACGGCTGGACCGCCCGAGCCCAGATCCGCTCCGCGGCCGCCTCCGACAACGGCGAACTCCTCCTCGACCTCACCGACTACCTGGCGATCATCGGGGACACGGTGCGGCTCGCCCTCCCGGCCGCCGTCACCGAAACCCTCACCCGTAACGGCCTGTGGGACCTGGAGATGGTCGACGGATCCACGGTGGTACGGCTCCTGCAGGGCCGGGTTGTCATGTCGCTGGAGGTGACCCGGTGAGGATCGAAGTCACCGGCGAAGCGTTCAGCGACGCCATCGAGGTCACCACCGGCCAGCAGGCCCGCATCGTCGAGGTATCCGCCGGCCTCGTGTCCAGCGTCAACGGCCAGACGGGCGGGGTCACGCTCACTGCGGAGATGGTCGGCGCCGACCTGGCAGGCTCCGCGGCCACCGTGCTGACGACGGCTCTCGAAGCCGCGTCCGATGCTCAGACCGCGGCCGTCGATGCCGCGGCCACGGACGCGACGGCGAAGGCCGCGGCGCACGTGGCCGCCTCCGACCCGCACGGCGACCGGGCCTGGGCCGCCGGTCAGTTCCTGCCGAAGGCGGGCGGCACGCTCTCCGGGGCGCTCACCGCGAACGGCGGTCTGGACGTCAACGGCGGCATCACCGCCGACGACACGGTCCGGGCCGCGTTTCTGAAGACCACGTCGCCGACGCAGCACGCGGTCACCATCTACCAGGCGTCCACCACCGGCGTCGACGTGGCCGCAGCGCTCAACCTGATCAGCGACAACCGGGAGACCAGCGCGGTCTACATCTCGGGCCACGAGACGCTGCCCCGCGGCACACTGAAGGTCACCCACACCAACGGCGGCTCGGGCGCCACGGACGACACCAGCGCCTCCGCCCTGTCCATCGACCTCAAGCGGGGTTCGGCGGCCGGCACCGCGGCGCAGGGCATCTTCGTCACGTCGACCGACGGCGGCACCACCGGCCGGCTGCTGACCCTGCGCAACGGCGGCGCCAACCTCGTCACCGTCCCGGCCGCCGGATCGATCTACACCGCGACCGGCGCGTTCGGGGAGCAGCTGCCCGTCAACCACGGGCTCACCGGCTGGACCTACGACCCGGTCATTGCGACGACAGGCTCGCTGCTGACGAACGGCACCGTCTACCTGTCGAAGATCCACATACCGGACGACGTCACCATCACCAAGATCTACTGGTGGGTCACCACAGCCGGGGCCACCGCCACCGCCGGACAGAACTGGGTCGGCCTCTACAGCGCGGCCGGCACGCGGCTCGCCACCACCGGCGTCGACGCCTCCGTCGCCAGCACCGGCCTCAAGACGACCACGATCAGCGGCGTCAACCTCACCGCGGGAAGCTTCGTCTGGGTCGCGATGGTGTTCAACGCGACCACCGCGCCCACCGTCGCCCGGGCCACCGGCAGCGGCGGCCTCGCCACCGCCGTCAACGCCGGGCTGACGAGCGGCACCTACCGGTTCGCCACCAACGGCACCGCGCAGACCGCACTCCCCGCGTCCATCACGCCCGGCTCCAACACGGCCGCCGGTTTCGCCGGACCCTGGGCCGCCATCGGACCCTGACCGGCACCCAACCCGCATCCCGAAAGGCCCGCGCCCATGGCCGAGGAACCGCTCGCTGCCGAAGCCCTCTGCGAACATGCCTGGGGGTACAGCAAGCCCGCGCACGCGTCCGCGTCAGTCCGCATCTGCAGTTTCTGCCACACGATCGATGGCGAAGACCTCATGCGGACTCTCGACGAATACGCACAGAAGAACGCGCACGCCAAGGTGGCCGAGCACGAGCGGCAGCAGGACGAAGCCTGCCTCGCCGAGATCGAGCAGGTCCTCGCCAAGTACGGGCGCAAGCTGCAGATCACCCAGCCGCAGATCACGATCGTCCCGACGTAGGAGACCGCCATGCCCCGCACCAACATCGCCGCGACGCAGGCCTCCCGCTCCGGGACCGTCCTGCCGGCCGCCACCGCGGGCGACGCCGTCAACGGCAACTCCACCGCCAACGACGGCCGCGTCGTCCTCCTCGTCCGCAACACCGGAGCGTCATCGCGGACCATCACCTTCCAGACCACCGTCTCCGTCGACGGGCTCACCGCGCCCGTGCGCAGCGAGACCATCCCCGCAGGCGAGACGCAGGTCTATGGGCCGTTCAGCCCCAACGACTACGGCACGACGCTCGCCTACAACGTCGACAACGCCGAACTCACCGTGCAGGCCATCAGGGTCTGACCAGTCTCAACCCGCAGAGGAACCCGCATCGTGGATCTCCACGCCTGGATCACCCAGCAAGTCGACCGAGTGGAAGCGCTCGCTCAAGGTGCATCGCCCGGCCCGTGGCGCTACGACCTCGATGAGGGAGAAGTCCGGGCTGAAGATGGCATCGCCGTCGCCGAACCCTTCGCCCTCAGCAGTCGGCAACTCCAGGCCACGGGCCAGCACATCGCCACCCACGGCCCGGACGCCGTCCTGCGCCGCTGCGAGGCGGACCGCCGCATCCTCGCCCGCCACCGAGCCGACTCATCCGCTGCCGCGTTCCCGGGAGCCTGCGAAGGCTGCGGGCTCGATGACTGGGGCCTGCCGAACGTCGAGACCATCAACGACTGCCCCGAGCTGCTGGACCTCGCGCACGCCCACGGCGTCACGGAGGAGATCCTCGCCGGTCTCGACCGGCCCCAGCCGCCCGAGCCCGAGCCGCGCAACGACGGGCGGCTCGGGCTCGCCGACATCCTCGCTCCGCGCACGCGTATGCGCGATGTGCCTCCCGCGCTACGCGGCCCGAACTGGAATCCCTGACAACAACCCGCAGAGGAACCCGCATGAACCAGGCCAGCGACAAGTTCACGAAGGCTCTCCGCGAGCCGCGGGGCGCCATCATCGAGATCATCGAAAGGGGCGCCACGACAAGCGACGAAAGCGCGGGGCGGAGCATCATCGTCCCCAACGACATCCGCATCAATGGGCAGTCGCTGCTCTCCTCCGCTGACGATCCCGTCATCGTGCACGAGCTCAGTACGCGCGCGGACGAATGCGTGCGCGTAACGCTCACCCTGCTCGCACGCCGCGTCTCCATACGGGCGGAGAACGACCCCACCTAGTCCTGGAACGAGCCGTCCCTACGGCGCTGGTGGCGGCCCATCATGTGCTTGCACTGAGGGCAGCACTTCAGGAACACGGGCTTCACCAGCCAGGAGAACGTGACCAGATACGCCGTGTGACGCCCCATCCGAGCGATCCACGACATCGTGCACGTCTGACAATCACGGCACCCACTGGCCATCAGAACACCCCCCTCTTTCCGGGAACCCCCTGGTTCCTGGAGGGGGCACGCTAGCGCACCACAGGAGGCTCTGGATGCCATCACGGCTCAAGCCTCCCTGCTCACGGCCAGGATGTGACCAGACCAAGCCCTGCCCGATACATGGACGGGACACACGGGCGCGAGGCGGCCCACGGCAGAGGGGCTACACGGCACGGCACGAGGACCGATTCAGGCGCGGTGTACTCGACGCCCAACCCGTCTGCGTCCTATGTCGACGTGCACCAGCCACCGAGGCCGACCACTGGCCACGCTCACGGCAACAGCTAGAGCGCGAAGGCCTCGACGCTGATGATCCACAGTACGGGCGAGGACTGTGTAAGTCGTGCCACAGCAGAGAGACCGCACACCATCAGCCCGGAGGCTGGGCAGCCGAGCAGCGGAGGTGATCAAGCATGCCGAAGGGCAAGGGCGGACGCATCCGAGGCATCGTGGCCGGCCGAGGCAAGGTCTACGAGGCCCTGAAGGGCCGCATGGGCAAGACCCGAGCCGCCAAGATCGCCAACGCTGGCAAGACGCACGCCGACCGATCGCAGATGGCGAAGAAGGCGGCGCGAACTCGCAAGCAGCGCGGCGGAAATTGACCTCGGAAATTCTCGAAATTTCGGAGCAATTTTGATTCCTCGCGCGCACGCGGGTGGGGGCGCACCCCCGCCCGCGCGCACACGGGACCGCGGGGGAGGGAAATTCGTGGCGCCGCGATCCGGAGCCTTCTGATCTTGGGGGTGATCTTGCATGGCTGTGCCTGGCCGCAAGCCGAAGCCCCCGCTGCAGGTCGTCCGCGAGGGCAACCCAGGCAAGCGACCGGTCCGTGAGGGCGTCAAGCTGCCGCCGGCCACCCTCGCCGAGCCCGACTGGTCTTCGTTCTTCCCCACCTTGCGGATGCCGCCGAAGCCTCGGGCGCCTCGGGGCGCCGACGACGAGGAGCTGAAGGAGTACCGGCGCGAGGTTCAGGTCTGGCAGCGGCTGAAGCTGGCCCAGGAGGCGGCCCAGTTCGGCCGTGAGGTCGCCGGCCGGGAGTGGCAGCGGGTCGTGCCGGTGCTGCAGCAGATGGCGGGCCTGACGTCGGTGGACCGGTCGACGGCGGTGGACTACTGCGTGTGCGTGGCCCGGCTGGAGTGGTGCGAGCGGCAGCTCAGCATCGAGGGCTTGGTGACGATGGGGCAGCGGGGCCCGTGCCGGAACCCGCTGACGACGATCGCATCGCAGTACCGGACCCAGTTGAAGGCGTACATCGGGGAGCTTGGGTTGTCGCCGTCTGCTCGCGGCCGGCTGACGCCGCCGGAGGGTGGCGACGATGGCGACGAAGACGATCCCTTCGACTGAGCAGCTTTCAGTGGAGGACTGTGCGGAGGGGCTGCCGGTTCCGCGGGCGGCGCTGCACGAGCTGGGCCTGTCGGACGAGGAGATCGCGGACGCGCTGCTGTCGCGCCCGCTGGTGTCGGCGTTTCAGATGCCAGAGCAGCCGGGGGCTTGGTTCGATGTGGCGGCGGCGCGGCGGGCGAAGGCCGCGATCGAGTCGTTCAAGCACACCAAGGGGCGCTGGGGTGGCTCGCCGCTGAAGTTGGCGCCGTGGCAGTTCGTGTGGGTGATCGCGCCGGTGTTCGGCTGGCTGTGGCACGACCCGGAGCTTGAGCGGGACGTGCGCGTGGTCCGCGCGGTGTGGATCGAGGTGCCCCGCAAGAACGGCAAGTCGACATTGTCGTCGGGGATCGGCCTGGCGCTGCTGCTGGCGGATCGGGAGATCGGCGCCGAGGTGTATGCGGCGGCCGGCTCGCTGGAGCAGGCGAAGCGCGTGTTCGACGACGCGAAACGGATGGCGCAGACGTCGAAGGCGGTGAAGGGCCGTGCCGAGGTGCTGACCTCGGTGATCCGGGTGCCGCGGACGGGCGGCGTCTTCCGGGCTCTCAGCCGGATCGCGGAGACGGCGCACGGCTTGAACGTCTCGGGCGCGGTGATCGACGAGGTTCACGTGCACAAGTCGCGGGATCTGATCGATGCCATCGAGACCGGGACCGGCGCGCGTGACCAGCCGTTGATCGTGTTCATCACGACGGCGGATGACGCGCAAGAGGGTTCGATCTACGACGAGAAGCACTCCTACACCCGCAAGGTGGCGGAGAACGTCGTTCAGGACCCCGCTCACTATGGGGTGATCTGGGCCGCCGACGAGACGGACGATCCGTTCGACGAGGCGACGTGGCGGCGCGCAAACCCCGGCTTGGGGACGTCACCGACGCTGGCGTATCTGCGGCGCGAGGCGAACAAGGCGCAGGCCACGCCGAGCTACTTCCCGACGTTCCTGCGGCTGTCGCTGAACATCCGGGAGAAGGCCTCGACCCGCTGGATCGACGTCCGGTCGTGGGACCGGGTGGCCGGCATGGTCGACGAGACCGCGCTGAAGGGCCGCAGGGCGTGGGGCGGCCTGGACTTGTCCGCGGTGTCCGACCTCAGTGCCTGGGTGCTGGCGGTGGAGTCGCGGCAGCCGGGCGTCGAGGTGGAGCTGGTGTCGAGGTTCTGGCTGCCGTCGGAACGACTGGAGGACCTGCAGCGCCACCTGCAGGTGCCGCTCGCCCAGTGGGCGCGTGAGGGTTTCCTCAAGCTCACCGAGGGCGATGCGATCGACTACGACACGATCGAGAAGCAGGTCCTGGACGACTGCAAGCACTACGACGTGCAGTGGATCGGCTACGACCGCATGTTCGCCGGCCAGCTGGTGCAGAACGTCGACCGGGACACGAGGCGCGGCGTGAAGGTGACGCCGATCAGCCAGACGTTCCTCGGCTTGTCGCCGGCCTGCAAGGAGCTGGACCGGCTGCTGCTGGAGCAGCGGTTCCTGCACGGCGGGCATCCGATCCTGCGGTGGATGGCCGGCTGCGTGGAGACGATCGCAGACGGCAACGACAACTACCGGCCCACGAAGCCGGACCGGAAGAAGAGCCAGGCCCGCATCGACGGGATCGCGGCGACGGTGATGGCTCTGGACGGCTATTTGCGCAGGCCGAAGGCGAAGTCTCGGGTAGCGGTCGGATTCTGACGGGAGGTGCCTGGTGGCCCTGTCGCAGAAGCTGGAGCCTGAGTCGCCGGATTGGTGGCTGGACCGGTTGTGGACGCAGTTGCAGGAGCGCTGCAAGTACGCCGACCTGATGCGGCAGTACTACTCGGGCGACCATCCGCTGCCGATGATCCAGGAGAAGGCCCGGCCGGCGTTCCAGCGGCTGCTGAAGCAGTCGAGGTCGAACTACACGGGCCTCGTGGTGGACGCCACAGCGGAGCGCATTCAGGTGGACGGTTTCCGCTTCGACGACGAGGACGTGGCCGACCAGGAGGCATGGCGGATCTGGCAGGCCTCCTCGATGGACGCCGATTCGGATCTGCTGATCACGGAGGCAGTGAAGGTCGGCCGGGCATTCGCGCTCGTCGCTCCGAACCCGGTCGACGCATCCACTCCGATCATCACGGCGGAGGACGCGACGCAGGCGATCGTCGCCTACCAGCCGGGCAGCCGCAGGGAGCGTGCGGCCGGGCTGAAGACGTGGCTGGACGACTGGACCGGCCAGTTGATGGCCACGCTGTATCTGCCGGATGGCCTGTACAAGTTCAAGGCCCCCAAGCCGGTGCAGGGGGTGGCGAAGCCTAGCTGGGTGCGCCGTGAGGTCGACGGGGAGCCGTGGCCGGCGCCGAACCCGATGGGTGTGGTGCCGCTGGTCGAGATTCAGAACCGGCCGGACCTTCTCGGTGAGGCCCATAGCGAGATCGAAGACGTCCTCGACGTCCAGGACCGCATCAACAAGACGCTCATCGACCGGATGATGGCGCAGGAGTTCTCCGCGTTCCGTCAGCGGTGGATGACCGGCTACGAGGTGCCGGTCGACGAGTCCGGTCAGCCGATCGAGCCGTTCAAGGCCGCAGTGGACCGGCTGTGGGTGATCGAGGACGAGAACGTCCAGGTGGGCGAGTTCTCCGCAACGGACTTGGGCCCGTACCTGGCGTCGATCGAAGCTGACGTGCAGCACATGGCCGCGCGCACGCGCACCCCTGCGCAGTACCTGCTGGGCAAGCTCAGCAACGTCAACGGCGAGACCTTGAAGGCCACCGAGTCCGGCCTGGTGGCGAAGGTGCGCCAGCGCTGCCGTCCGCTCGGTGAGGGACTGGAGGAGGTCGTCCGGCTGTACTTGAAGGCAGCCGGCGACACCCGGGACCTGGCGAGCGTTGAGGTGATTTGGCACAACCCGGAGTTCCGCACCGAGGGCGAACTGGTGGACGCGCTGGTGAAGATGTCGACGCTCGGGGTGCCTCACGAGGCGCTGTGGGAGCGCTGGGGGGCTTCGCAGACGGAGATTGCCCAGTGGCAGCAGCTCCGGGAGAGCGCGGCGGCCAGGGTGATGGGCGGCGACCCGGCGGGCCTGTTCGGGCCAAAGCCGCAGATCGACACGGCTGAACCTGATGGCGACGCCGACTGAGCTGGGCCGCAGCCGCTACACGCAGGTCACGTCGGTCATCCAGTCCGTTGTGCAGCAGGTGCAGGCGCTATGGAAGGGAATGTCCCCGGCCACCGTCGAGGACGACCTGGAGGGCGCGGCCGGTGCGGCAATCGTGGCGGCCGTGGCTGAGGGGCAGCTGACGGTGGCGGGCGCGGCGCAGGCCTACATCGCCGCACAGATGGCCGCCCAGGGCGGTTCAGCTGTTGCGGAGGCCGCTCTCGTGGCGTCAGCGTTCGCCGGGATCGCCCCGGACGGCGGACCGCTGGAGACGCTGCTGTTTCTCCCGGCGATCGGCGTGCGGCGACGTCTGGCGGCCGGGATGCCGCCGCAGGAGGCGATGCTGGGCGGGCTCGCCGACATGGCTCGCTACGCGTCCACGGCGGTCGCCGATGCGGCCCGCTCGGCGGACCAGGTGGGGATGGCGGCGAACCGGTCGTGTGTGGCCTACGTGCGGGTGGTCCAACTGCCCGCGTGCGCACGCTGCATCATCCTTTCCGGCCAGATGTACCGCTACAGCGAGGGCTTCCTGCGGCACCCGAACTGTGACTGCCAGACCCTGCCGCTGCGGGAGAACGAGTGGCCGAATGTGCCGACGCCGCAGCAGCTGTTCGACCGAATGCCTGGGCGCGAGCAGCGGCGAGTTTTCGGTGTCGCGGGCGCCCGCGCGATTGGCGAGGGCGCGGACGTCGGTCAGGTCGTGAACGCCCGCCGCGGCATGTCCCGGCCGGGGGCGTCGACCACCACAGAAGGCATCACGCGCCGCGGCCTGTACGGGCGGCGCATGCGGCGTGCGGGCGGCGACTTCGCCCGGTTCGCCGGCCAACGCTACAGCCGCTCCACGACGCCACGCCTGACACCGGAGGCGATCTTTCGGCAGACCTCGGGGCGCAGTGAGCAGCTGGAGTTGCTGCGCCGCTACGGCTACATCGTCTAGCCGATCTTGAGTTTCCCCGCCGCGAGGGTGGGGCGATTGGAAGGAGTCGGCCGCGATGGCTGACGAGAACGGCACCACTCCCGAGCAGCCGCAGACGCCCGAGACGGGCGCCGGCGAAGGCGCGGGTGCACAGGCCGCTGAGCGGCCGAAGGAGACCGGCGAGACCAAGATCCCGCCGGAGGTCGAGCGGGCGCTGCGGAAGGCCAATAAGGAGGCCGAGACGCTGCGGCTCAAGCTCAAGGAGTACGAGGACCGCGACAAGACCGAAGCGCAGAAGCTCGCCGAGGCCAAGGCGGCAGCAGAGAGCGAGGCGGCGACCGCCAAGCAGGAACTCATGCGCTACCGGGTCGCGGCCGACAAGAAGCTCCCTGCCGAACTGGCCGCCCGCCTGCGGGGATCGACGCCGGAGGAAATGGCCGCGGATGCGGACGAACTCCTCACGCTCCTCAACGCGCAGCAGCAGCGGCAGACCCCCAGTTACGACGGCGGGGTGCGGCAGTCCGCCCGCCCCACTTCGATGAACGACCTGATCCGGCAGACCGCCGGTCGGGGCTGACTGAACCCCGGCACGGCACGGTCCGGCCGGTATCTCTGAAGGAGGAGGCCGGACCATGGCCTACAACAACCTGACCTCGCGGACCGACGCGCAGGCGCTCATCCCCGAAGAGGTCTCCAACGAGATGCTCGGCAAGGCGACCGAGCAGTCCGCGGTGCTCCAGCTGTTCCGGCGGGTGCCGGTCCAGGCCGGGCAGGTCCGCTTCCCGGTGCTGTCGGCGCTGCCGATGGCGTACTGGGTGACCGGCGACACGGGTCTGAAGCAGACCACCGAGGTCAACTGGACGAACAAGTACCTCAACATCGAAGAGATCGCCACAATCATGCCGGTGCCGGACAACGTCCTGGCCGACGTGGACGCCAATATCTGGGACACGGCCATGCCTCTGCTGGTCGAGGCGTTTGGGCGGGTCCTGGACACCGCTGTGTTCTTCGGAACCAACGCGCCCGCCTCGTTCCCGGCGAACATCCTCACGGCCGCCACGGCGGCCGGGAACTCCGTCAACGAGGGCTCTACCGCCGCGCAGGGCGGCTTCTTCGGCGACATCGACAAGTTGTACGGCGTCGTCGAGCAGGACGGCTTCGACGTCACCGGCTTCGTCGCCGCCACCAGCGCAAAGGCGAAGCTGCGCGCGGCCCGCGACAGTCAGGGCCGCAAGCTCGACGACGGCCGCGTCTCCGGCAGCCTGGACTCCATCGACGGCTTCCCCATCATGTACCCGATGCGGGGCCTGTTCCCGGTCGCCGGCGGGGCCGGTGTGGACGGCGTGCGCCTGTTCGGCGGGGACTGGAACCAGTTCATCGTCGGCGTCCGCCAGGACATCACGATGAAGGTCCTCGACCAGGCCGTCATCACCGACAACACCGGCGCGATCATCTACAACCTGCCGCAGCAGGACATGACGGCGATCCGGCTGACGTTCCGGGTGGGCTGGCAGGTCGCGAACACCCTCAACAACGACCAGGCCGTCGAGGCCAACCGCTACCCGGTCGGCGTCCTGAAGACCGTCGGCGCCTGACCGAACCCGCACACGCCGCCCTGACGCCGCCCGGGTGTCGGGGCTTTGTCATGGGAGGTATCGGCCGTGGCCGAGTCCAAGAGCACCAGCAGCAGGCAGTCCAAGGCGACGCAGGAGACCCCGGACGACGGCGTCGCCCGCGAGATCCAGAAGGTGACCGACGAGGCAGAGGAGCAGGGCTTCTTCGGCACTGCGGTCGACCCGACGCCGAACGAGAACTACACCCTCAAGGGCGTCACGTCCGGTGCTCCGACCCCGGAGTCCGACCCGGAGTACGCGCGCGAGGTGCGGCAGAAGCTCGACGACGACGCGCGTCAGCGCTGACGAAGGGAGGCCACCGTGCCACTGCCCCCGCTGGCGACGGTGGCCGACCTCGCCACCCTCCTCGGCCGCACCTTCACCCCCGAGCAGGAACTTCAGGCGGCGGCGCTGCTGGACCAGGCCTCCAGCGTGGTGCGCTCCTACGTTCGCCAGGACATCACCCGCGCCACCACGACGGACACTTTCACGATGCGGCGTGTAGACCCGGTGCTGCACCGGTGCGCCGGCGCGGTGACGCTGCCGCAGCGGCCCGTCGTCGACATCGACGCCGTGAAGGTCAACGACGTGGTGACGTCGGACTGGTGGCAGGACGGCAACGACCTGCTGCTGCGGTCGGGAGCGTGGGACTGGCCCCCGGCGGCGAACCGGCCGCCGCAGGTCACCGTCACCTACACGCACGGCTACGGCGAAGTGCCCGGAGACATCAAGGCGATCGTCCTGCAGGCCGCCAACCGTGTGATCGTCAACCCGTCCGGGATCCGCTCGGAGACGGTGGGCGGCGAGTCCGTCACCTACCTGATCCCCGCGGTCGGCGAGTACCTGGGCGTGCTGCTGTCCCGCACCGAGCAGAAGGTGCTGGACCGCTATCGGCGCTCGGCCGGCTCGGTGCCCCTGCGGAGCCGCTGATGCTGTATTTGCAGGACATCGTCATCGTCCGCCCCGCCAAGGTGGAGGACGACTACGGCAACGAGCAGGACGACTGGGGCGATGCGGCGACGCGTATCCCGGTGTCCGGGGTGAACGTGCAGCCCAACGGCGGATCCACCGAGGACACCGAGGACAAGCAGGTCACCGTCACCGGATGGCGCCTCTACACGCCGCGCGGCATGGACATCGACCTGCGGGAGACCGACCGGGTCGAAGCGTGGGGCACGACGATGCAGGTCGTCGGTAAGGTCGCACGCTGGCCCGCCCCGGGCGGGGGGGTGCACCACGTCGAGGCGGACCTGCGGGAGGTGGCCTGATGGCGGCCGGCCGCTTCCGCTTCGTTCCCAACCCGCACCTCTACGACGAACTGGCCCGGCAGCCCCAGATGCGGGACGCGCTGAAGGACGTCGCCGACCGCGGTGCGGGCGTCACCCGGGCGATCGCCCCGAAGTACACGGGGCCCACCTTCAACCCGGCGGTGCAGCGGCACGGCGAGTACGCGGCGAGCGTGTATTCGGCGGCGACGATGCAGCCGAACGGCTGGCGCGCCGAGTTCGGCGCGACAGCCGGCTGGTCGTTGCAGGTGGAGTTCGGTACGGGCCGCCCGGCCACGTCGCGTGACCGCCCACAGACGGGCTGGTCTCCGAAGGCTCGCCCGCTCGGGCGTGCCCTGGATTCGCTGAGGAGCACCTGATGCCCGAGATCACGCTCGCCCACTGGTACGGGGACAAGGCCCCCGGCGACACGGTCGACGTCGACGCTGCGACCGCCAAGGCGCTGCGCCGGGACGGCCTCGTCGCCGAGCCCGGGCGGGAGACGCCGCAGGAGGAGCAGGCGCCGGCGCCGGTCGCCGAGGAGCCCGCCCAGCCGCAGCCCGCCGCAGAGGGCGGCTCGGAGGCGGGGCAGGCGGGACGCAGGAAGCGGTGAGCGGCGGCCTGCAGACGGTGGCCATGCCGGACGTCGAGCAGGTCGCCGTGCGCATCCTCAAGGCTGTCCTGCCGACCGGCACGATCGTCGGCACCGAGTGGCCCGCCAACTGGGAAACCAAGCTGGCCGCCGGATTCGTCTCGGTGACGCTGGGCGGTGGCGGCTCCCGGCAGAAACCGGTGACCGTGGACCGCACCCTCGACATCGACATCCTCGGCGCCACGAAGAAGCAGGCCCGAGACCTGGCCGCTCTCGTGTCCGCTCACCTGATCGCAGCCCAGGGCACCACCCAGCACGGGGCCCGCATCTACGGCGTCGACGAGACGTCCCTGATCTGGCTGCCGTACACGCCGTCCGCTGAGACGGACGCGATCCCCCGCTACGTGCTCGTGATGAGCATGGTGGTCCGCCCCGCGTAGCAGCACCCAACCCGCACCCCCTTCACCCATTCACCCGTCGGCGTCCGGCCGTGCGGGTCCTCGCTATGCCTGGAGGCATCCCGTGGCGAACGACGCCGACAACGTGAGGGTCGGTCTCAACGGCTCTGTGTACATCGCCCCGAAGGGCACCACTGCCCCCGCAGACCTCGACGCGGCCTGGGGAACGGGCTGGGTGGATCTCGGCTACCTGTCCGACGACGGCGTGGAGATGTCGTACTCGACGGACACCGAGGACATCAACGCCTGGCAGTCCCTCAGCCCCGTCCGCAAGGTCCTGACGGGCGTCGACATGACGCTCGGCTTCACCGCGATCGAGCTGAAGACGTCGACCGTGACCCTGTACTTCCCCTCCGCGACGA